AATTACAGAGTATTCATTTCATAATAAAATTTAAAGATACCGGTTATAATATAGTATCCTCTACTGCAAAATGGCCTAAAGTACCAAACATATTAATTACTTTTCAAGAAATGGTTGAGTTAGTAAGAGATTTAGCAAAAAAACAAACAGAAACTTTAGGATCACCTATTGGAAAAATTGAAAGAAAAAAAATAGATGTTGAGGCATCCGCAGGTAGACAATTTGCTGCCGGGCTAATATTAGCAGAACCCGCTCCAATTGAAACATGGCAAGTAGAATTTTCAAATGGATACCTAAATATTGTTTGCAATACTCCTAACAATGGGAAAAACTTCAATCCCGAAGAAGTCATAATTTCTATAGGAAAACCTCAAGAAGTCGATATGGCCATTAAGTAACTATAGTAAAGGAAGCATAAAATGTTAACAGATAATCTAAAAACACTATACGGCACTACATACGTATTTTTTGCAAAAACTTTTGGCTTTCACCACAATGTTGAGGGTCCAAATTTTCCCCAGTATCATCGTTTTTTAGGCAAGTTGTACATCGATATATATGAAAGTTTAGACAAAATAGCCGAGTATATCAGAACGTTAGACAGCTACGCTCCTGGTAGTTTAAGTCGCATGCTTGAACTCAGCGTTATTGAAGAACAGACGCAAATCCCCCGTGCTGAGTTGATGTTTGCTGAATTGATTGAAAACAACTCAAAATACATTGAGCTACTCAATCAATGCTTTAGCACGGCTGAAAAAGAAAATCAGCAGGGTATCGCAAACTTCATAGCGGAACGCATCGATGCACATGAAAAGCATGCTTGGATGCTCCGTGCAACACTTAAAAAAGAAAGAGCGTGAAGATTCATCAAATAATTGTCGAGTACAAACGCGAGGTAACTGCCAAGAATCTCGCTTCTCGTTTACTGGAATCTGTCGAAAGAGACGATATCGCGTATAAAGAAGAAGTGTTAAAACTGCAAAATAAAAATATAGAATCAAACGAGCTAATTAAACACATTTATAACAGTGGAATTTATCAGCGCAATCCTCTTAATTTCAAAGAAGTCATTCTGCACCAGGAAGATGACAAGTTAGTCTTAGTTCAACTGTCACCTTCACAGCTAGGCAGTGATTGGGTTCACGTAAACTTTATAAGAGCAGTTCCCACAAAAAGTGGCGTAGGCAAGATAGGCATGAGTAAATTGAAAGCTCTGGCACAAAAATTTGGCTACGGATTGGAAGGACAAGTATGGGAAAAAGGTTCTGTCAGTGCGGATAAACTGAGGAAGTTTTACACGGATCAAGGATTCACACTGCGCGACGATGACACATTCATTTGGGAACCTGAAACACCAGTTAATGAAAAGAAAGCACGAATGCATCTCAGAGATTTGACTAATGAAGCTAGTGACGAAGAGACCTCCTATCAAGAGATTCAGTTCTTGCCGATCAAATATGATGATGTTAAAACCAGGGATTTTAAAAGCGATCTCAAAAGCATAGACGGTGTTATTTCTGTTGTGAAAAAACAACCCAACGGCAAGATTCAAATATCGGCCATTATTGAAAATTCAGCCGACACAAACATTCTATTAGATCTTGCAAAAAAATATGGTATTGCGATAAGCAAAAATCACACAGTTACTGATGCATACGTTAACAAAGCATTGGGCGGCAAACTCAAAAATCAGGACGAGGCTGAGTATCTATCTCCCGACGATATACACCAGCTAGCAGACAAAAAAGGTATTCCTTGGGACAATGATCCCGAATTTCTTGAATTGACTAAGCGATTGACAGGTAAAGCTCATCTTGACTCTCTGGACAATCGTGAATTAGAGAAAGTAAAAAAGTATCTAGAACAATTGCCTCAAAGCAGCAATAAATTCGAAAAAGCAGGATATCAGCAGCTAGACACCAACTTATGGATGAAAGATCAGGGAACAATGGCTAAACTATTGATGCAAGATAGTGCGGATCGAAGTGAATCTAAAGCTATTCGATTATTCTGGGAACTGACTAAAAAATACCCGAATTTACCTAATCTGCCCAAATTCATGCAAGACAATGGTGAAGAATATTCCGAGATCAAAATTAAAAATGCCCCTTATGTAATGTTCAATATGGAGCAATTGAATCCTATCGCAGAGAACAGTGCTGAAGAAAACTTAGTATATGAGCTGAATAGAGCAATTAGAGAAGGCAAGGCCTGGCAAACAGTCTGGGAAAAAGTCAAAAAGCGACCAGAATTTGTAGATAATGTCAACTATACGGCGCCGAGGTTCAAGATACTATATAAAACACTGGAGCTACTAAACAAAGTTGCAAAGATAAATAATTATACGCTTGACACAGATTTAGATAGTGTTATGATACGCCCACGTACAGGCGAACTTGTGTTTACACTACCTTGGAGATTACAATGACCGACGAAATTCGCAACGCCCTTAGTGTCATCAATCAAATTACCGAGGGTCGTCGCGGCCGTAAGCCTCGCGTGAGTCGCGAGGATGATTTCGAGAATGACTCTGACGATGCCTCCGACGATGCGGATAATGATGCTGTTCCGAACATCCTGATGCAGGTTCGTAAGGCAATGGATCATGAAGGTAATTTTCCTCTGATGTTCATGAACGGCGAAGAGCATCGTGCCTCAATGGATGATCTTCGCGAGTTTGCGATTCTTTACCTCAGCCTCAAGCCTCAGGAGCGTGCTCAGCTTCAGGACAAGGCTGTCAAGAGTGTCGTTGATTTTAACGACTCTATTGTTGCTGGCCAGACTGGAAGAGCAAAGCGCCGATAATGCAGAAGATATTGCTAATCCTGCTCTGTCTATTCGCTAGCTCTGCGGTATCAGCAAATCCATACAACTACGAAATTGTTCGCATCGTTGACGGTGACACTGTTGAGATACGAGTAGATTGGCTTCCAGTTGAATTAGGTAATAAACTAAAGATTAGAATTTATGGAGTAGACACCCCAGAAAAGGGTGGCAGAGCACAATGCAAAAAGGAAGCTACTCTAGGTGAATCAGCCACCAAGTTTACTACCGAAACTGTTTACAATGCAGAAAATACTCAAATCGTTGTGAAGGAATGGGATAAGTTTGGTGGTAGAATATTAGGCGATGTACTCGTTGATGGCAAAAGTCTCCGAGATCTACTCATCAAGTCTGGTTTTGCCAGGCCGTACTTTGGAGAGGCAAAGAAAAGTTGGTGCAACTAAATATTAGATGCATGACTTAAAAAGTCTAGATTATGAATCGTCTTATAAAAAGAATAGATTGGGAGTTGTTAACGATACTCGTGTTGAGCATCATGTTGATGATTACCTTAATCAAATTTATGCTTATTTTACCAAGCGAGACTCAAACCCGATTACAGACCATTTATCTTCAATATCAAGCCGATATCATGTCCAATACGTCTTTGGACCAGAAGCAGCCTCAGAAGCAAGATTAGTCTTTCCAGTTCTGGAAATAGACACCATTTCTTTCGAAGATCGTCGTATTAAGATCTATGCTCCTGCTCCTTTAGTGGAGATAGTATGCGATTATGGCAATCTCAGTTTAGCTCGTATTACCCACGAAGAATTCATAGAATTTTACAATATGCGTTACTATCGAATGGCTAGAATGAACGCAAAACTATTAACATATGCTTGGCAGGGAGATTGGACAGAATACTATGACTTCATGATAAGTAAGATGTCAAGCTAAATACAAGATGCGTGCAAAAGAATTTATTATCGAAATCAAGCGAGCCAATCGACGCAAGAAAAAGAAGGCTAGCAAGAAGAAAGCAACTTTAAACAGGTACTATTATCCTGGCTTTGGCTATTACGGCTTTAGTGGGGGCACATCTGGAGATTCTTCAGGTGGGTCTGGAGACGGCGGTGGGGGCGGCGGTGAGAGTATCAATGAATCAGCAGTTACCGATCTAGCAAAAAAATTACCTCGTCTTTCTAAACACAATTACGGTACGATTGATAAACTCATGCGTAAAATCGCTAAAACGCATAAGATTAGTGCGAAAAAATTACACGATCTCTGGGTCAAAAAGTATCGAAAAACTCCTGATGCTTGGATCAAAAAGAAACTGAACGAAGGGCTGGATATCAACTTTCAAAAAGACGAAGTTGCTAAATTTGTCAAATTGGCAGCTAATGCATTAAAAATCAATCAAATACCAAAAATTATTCTCAGTCTAGATCATGCTGAAGCGCAAGAGCATCATCACACTGGTAAAATGATACCGGGCGATGGTAGTATTTGGGTTTATGCAAAAAATAGAAATTTAGTAGACATTCTAAGAACAGTGTGTCATGAGCTAGTTCATATCAAACAGCATGAACTAGGATTAATTGAGCCAAACAGCAGCTATCCAGGTTCTCCTATTGAAAAACAAGCGGACGAACTTGCAGGAAAGTACATCAAGATATACGGCAAGAAAAACAAGCAAATTTTTCAATAGTTGATATTTTAGCTAAAGTGTAGTATCATAGCAGTATGATCAAAGTACTGTTTAAACTCCCACGAGAACTTACCGTCGCCTTCAGCGGTGGAGTAGACAGTCTTGCTGTCGTGGATTTCTTGAAACGCAATCACAAAGTGCATTGTGCGTTCTATCATCACGGAACTGAAAACAGTGAACTCGCACAAAAAGTAGTCCGTGAATATTGCAAGAGCAATAAACTGACCCTTACAGAGGGATATCTCAAGTCAAGCAAGCCCAAGACGGAAAGCTGGGAAGAATTCTGGCGCAATCAACGATATGGGTTTCTGGCGCAGTTTCCATACGTGGTCACTGCTCATCATCTTGATGACTGCGTGGAAACTTATCTGTGGTCTAGTTTGCATGGCAATTCTAAAATCGTATTGCCTAAACACAAGAATATCTATCGACCATTTCTTACCACGACCAAAGATCAGTTTGTGTATTGGTGCAGAAAACATACACTGGAATGGGCAGAAGATACTAGTAATCAGTCCGAACTTTATACCAGAAATTATGTCAGAAAACATCTTGTGCCTGTAGCCTTGAAGGTTAATCCAGGATTGCATAAGGTCGTCAAAAAAATGGTGCTATCTAACTTAGATGCGCAAAATGTTTGACTTATTCACGCTACGTTCATACACTAAATCAAATCAGAAAGGAGATACTATGACAACCCGAACTTTTAATAACGAAGCTAAAATCAAACTCACACAATTGATTCAAGATGGAATCGGTGTGATGGGTGAAATCGAAACGCTAAATGGCGGTCTGACTGACACGATCAAGGCAATAGCCGAGGAATTGGAAGTCAAGCCCAGCGTTCTGAAAAAGGCAATTAAAGTTGCCTATAAATCCAAGCTAGGTGAAACAAATCAAGAGAATGAACAACTGAATACCATTCTAGAAACGGTAGGTCGAACTCTCTAATGTCGTATGTGGATGCGATCTTAGATCGCGATAGTGATCGCATACTCGTTGTAGAACGGAATTCAGAGGGAGTTCGTCACTACAGCGAGCATGCCGCTAACTATGTTTTTTACTACGAAGATTCTAAAGGTAAATATCGTTCGATATTTGGCAATTCTGTGTCGCGCTTTTCCACTCGTAAACGCTCAGAGTTTGAGAAAGAAAAGCGTGTTCATAGCAACAGAAAGACCTTTGAAGCGGACATAAATCCAGTATTCAGATGTCTATCTGAGAACTATCTCAAATCAGATGCACCAAAGCTTCATACATGCTTCTTTGACATCGAAGTAGGATTTGATCTTGATCAAGGATATGCTCCTACAGACGATCCTTTCAATCCAGTTACTTCTATCTCAATGTATCTTGACTGGTTAGGCGAACTGATCACTTTGGCAGTTCCTCCTAAACACCTGAGCGATGAAACTGCTAATGATCTAACTCGGGATTTTTCTAACTGCATTCTATTTCGAAGCGAAATAGAGATGTTTGAAACTATGTTTCAACTGATCGAAGACGCTGATGTAATGACAGGCTGGAACTCTGAGGGATATGACATTCCTTATTTGGTAAATCGTGTTATCAAGATCATGACAAAAAATGATACTCGTAAATTCTGTCTGCTGGATCAATTTCCTAAACAGCGTACTTTTACCCGATTTGGAAAAGAGCAAAGCACCTATGATCTGGTTGGCAGAATTCATGTTGACTATTTGCAACTCTACAAAAAGTACAACTACGAGTCCAGACACTCTTATAGTCTGGATTCTATCGCTGAACTAGAGTTGGGTGAAACCAAGACAAAATACGAAGGCACCCTAGATCAACTGTACAACCGTGATTTCAAGAAATTCATTGAATACAATCGCCAGGACACGATGCTTCTATTCAGAATTCATGACAAACTGAAATTTCTTGATCTGGCAAATACTCTTGCTCACGAGAATACTGTGCTTATTCCCACAGTCATGGGTTCGGTACAAATGATCGAGATGGCTATTTTCAACGAAGCACACGAACGCGGGCTTGTTGTTCCTAATAAGAAGAGTACAGATGCAGAGTTTGATGACGAAGAAGATGAAGAAACTACTGCTGCTGGTGCATTCGTAGCTAATCCAAAGAAAGGTATTCATGAGTACGTAGGTGCAGTTGACATCAACTCTCTTTATCCTTCTGCAATCAGAGCACTTAATATGGCACCTGAAACGATAGTTGGTCAGATTAGACAGACTATGACCGATCAGTATCTGATGGAAAAAGCAAAAAAACTGGCTGGTGAGAAAAAGCGAAGAAAAGATACCGACGATATTAAAATGACTTCTCTATTGTGGGAAGGTCTGTTTGGCTCTCTTGAATATGAAGCAGTGGTGCGTCAAGAGCGTGGCACAATGCTCACAATTGATTATGAAGATGGCACAAGCGAAGAGCAATCTGCTGCCGAAATCTGGCAAATGATATTTGATTCTAACAACACTCTCATCTTGTCTGCTAACGGTACTATTTTTAGATCTGATCAGGAAGGCGTAATCCCTGGATTGCTTTCTAGATGGTACTCAGATCGTAAAGTAATGCAGAAGAAACTCAAAGAATCTGCAACTCAGGCTGATAGGGAATACTGGGATAAACGTCAGCTAGTACGCAAGATTTTACTCAACTCAGCCTATGGCGCATTGCTCAATGAACATTGCAGATTTTACGACAAAAGATTAGGTCAGTCTGTCACGCTCACAGGTAGACAGATTGTCAGACACATGATGAGTACAATCAATGAGACTGTGACTGGGGAATACTCTCATGAAGGTAAGGCTATCATTTACGGAGATACTGACAGTTGCTATTTTACCGCATTCCCTGCTCTAAGTCAGCAGATCAAAAAAGGTGAATTGGATTGGAATAAGGAAACTTGCATTGCCCTGTATGATAGCATAGCTGAACAAGCTAACTTGAGCTTCCCTGCATTCATGGAACGTGCTTTCCATTGTCCAAGAAAAAATGGAGAGATCATCAAAGCAGGCAGAGAACTGATTGGAGATCGCGCTATCTTTATCACAAAAAAACGCTATGCTATCAATATCTTTGACAAAGAAGGTAAAAGATTAGATAACAATGGTGAAATGGGAAAAATCAAAGCAATGGGTCTAGATCTCAAACGCTCTGATACTCCCAAATACGTTCAAGAATTTCTAATGTCCGTTTTAAAACTGACGCTTGCAGGTAAAAAACAAGAAGAAATCGCAGAAGCTATCAAAGAGTTCAAGCTCAAACTAGCAGAACAAGCTAGCTGGACAAAAGGATCGCCTAAATCTGCTAACAGTTTGACCAGTTATCAGGAACTCGAAAATAACAGCAGTACTGGCAAAGCCAATATGCCTGGACATGTTCGCGCAGCACTGAACTGGAACAGACTTCGGAATATGCACAGCGATAATTATTCCATAAAAATTGTAGATGGTATGAAAATTGTGGTTTGTAAATTAAAGCCAAATGCACTGAACTTTACCAGTGTTGCCTATCCAGTAGACGAACTCAGATTGCCCCAATGGTTCACTGATTTGCCGTTTGACGATTTGGCAATGGAAGAAACACTGGTAGACAAAAAGATTGAAAATCTTCTTGGTGTTCTTGACTGGGATTTGCGAAGTAAAACAGATACAAATTCTACATTCAACGATCTGTTCAGCTTTGGGTAAAATACGCTTGATATCGGTAAAAAAGATCTGTATATTACACAGATTATTATGGTAAATAAAAACGAGGGAATTATGAAAAGCAATCTACAAGACTTGATTCAATACACATTAGGATTAGGGGTGATTGATACTATTAAAATCACAGGAACTGACACGGAAACTTTGATGAATGCCGTTGCGGTCGATAAATCAGTAATCGCGTCAGGAAAGATGAAAACAGCAATGCCTGAATTTAAAGGCGTTTTTGGCATGCCGAATCTGTCAAAACTCAGGACTATTCTGGGATTTGACGATTACGATGAGACTGCTAACATCAGTGTTCTGAGGGTCAATAAAGAAGGTGAAGATGTGCCCAGCGCAATTCATTTTGAAACTGCCTCAGGTGACTTTACAAACGATTATCGTCTGATGTCTCGTCTTATCGTAGAAGACAAGGTAATTACTGTCACTTTCAAGGGTGCTAGCTGGAATGTTGAATTTGAACCAAGCATTCAGAGCATCATGCGACTGAAGAAGCAGGCTTCTGCTAATGCTGAAGAAGACAGTTTTACCATTAAAACTGAAAAGAATGAATTGAAAGTTTACTTCGGTAATCCTTCTACTCACTCTGGTAATTTTGTGTTTGCATCAGGCATCAATGGATCGCTAAGTCGCACTTGGAAATATCCAGTAAAGGTATTCCTATCAATCATGGATCTGCCAGGTGACAAGAAGGTAAAGATCAGCGATCAGGGTGCTGTAGAAATCACAGTTGACAGTGGTATTGCCGATTATACCTATCAGCTACCAGGACAAATCAAGTAATATGTCGAAAAATTCATTATTTGACTGGGATGATACGGATGATTCTCGCGAAGAATGGCGAGGAATGCCTGAGTTCAATCAACCGGACAATGGCGCATATAGGCAGATTATTATCAGTTTCGAAGACGAAGAGGCAGTAAGCAAGTTTGCAAAGCTACTAGGTACTCAGTTTACCGAGAAAACCAAGAGTATCTGGTTCCCTCATCGTGAGAGAAATAACGTAGCTGATCTATTCTGGTTCGATAAAAGCACGAAAGATCAAGAAAAAAACAATGAGTAATCCGCGTTATCCATTCTATATTCCGACAAAAGGTCGTGCTGACTCCAGACTGACTAATAAAGCACTGGAGTTTATGCAAGTGCCTCATTATCTGATAGTAGAAGAGCAGGAATATGATCAGTATGTTTCCGCAACCAAAGATTGCAAATACACTACGATCTTAATCTTGGATAATGAATATAAGAAAAATTATGAACTATGCGATGATCTTGGACTGACAAAGAGCACGGGCCCTGGCCCAGCGAGAAATTTCGCATGGGATCACGCCGTTAAGAACGGGTTTGACTATCATTGGGTTGCAGACGACAATATTGCTAATTTTCTTCGATTGAACAACAATTTAAAAATTAAATGCGGTGACGGCACACCATTTCGAGTCATGGAAGATTTTTCACTTAGGTATGAAAATGTCACTATGGCTGGTCCAAACTACCGAAGTTTTGCTAGTCAAAATGCCTCTATGCCGCCATATGTTAAGAACACGCGAATTTATAGTTGCAACCTAATCAAAAATGACGCTAAATGGATCTCGGGTGATCGTGCAGGTCAACCTTTTAGGTGGCGTGGCAGATTTAATGAAGATACGATACTGAGTCTAGATATGCTAACTCAAGGATACTGCACAGTGCAGTTTAACGCTTTTCTTCAAGACAAAATGAGAACTCAGCTATTAGGTGGTGGCAACACTGGTGAATTCTATTCTCGGGAAGGCACTGCGTCTAAAAGTAGAATGCTAAAGGAAGTTTATCCTGAATACACTGACCTAGTGTGGAAGTTCAAACGTGAACATCATCATGTTAACTATCTGCCGTTTAAGCAAACCAAGTTGAAACGAAGGTCAGGCATCGCTCTTTCTGAAGATATTAATAACTATGGGCTAGAGATTGTGGAAGTTTCTCCAGACACACCAGGACGTATTTGAGTACTTAACTGCTTGCATGTATATGAGTAATTCTGTATCTTTCCCACAAGATTTAAACTATGATTGAACATCGAAGCAAAACACTAATAGCCACGAAATATACCAATGCCATTTTCGTGGCTGAAAAAGAAGATTACAGTAAACATGATTTTCGATGGAATAATTCTACGCAAAAGTTACAGGTATTTAATGGTTCTTATTGGGAAACAATAGCTGCATCGTTTCAGACTGAACTTTCCAGTGAAGATAGTGAAGTTATTGCATGGGCAAAAGCAAAAATGCAAGAAGAAAAGAAATTAACGAATCTCGCGAATCAATATCCAGTGGTTCGTGATTTAAAAGAGCGGCTAGATTTAATTCTGGCTATTATTGGCAATGATGTAAATGAGGAATGTGAATGAGTTATCGAAGTAAAATCAGTATTCTACAAGATTGCATACAAATTATTGACAAAAATCTTGCAAATAGCATGCTGTCAGCAGAGAAGCGCAACGCTTTACAGGAACAGCGATATCGTTATTCGACAGAAATTAGAAAATTCAGTCGAATCCAGTGGGAACAAGACCACGAAGTAGTTGACATTAGTGAAGAACGTTAATTTTATATATTAGGAGTAAATCATGAACAAGCAAATGAATCAAACCACCAACCCTCGCGTAACCAAGATTTTTGAAGATCTGGAACGATATCTTTCTTTCTGCCGAAATTTCGGATATAAGTATGATGAATCCGATCTATACAATTTTCGCAGCTTTGCCTACAAGCAATTTCAGCGACTTGAACAGGGTAAGAACCCAAAGGATATGTGGGCAGCCGACGGTAAAGTGTGATTAATATTATCGCATTTTAATATCCATAGAGGAACACCATGATACTAGAAAATGAACTGAAACTCGACTTCAAAGACGTTTTGATCAGGCCGAAACGTAGTACACTGAGCAGTCGCAGTCAGGTTGATCTTGAACGTAAGTTCACATTTAAGCACAGCGGCAAAGTATATGTTGGTGTTCCCATAATGGCTGCAAACATGGATGGAGTTGGTACCTTTGCTATGGCCAACGAGTTAAGTAAACATAAAATGTTTACTTGCTTGGTTAAAAATTATGAAGCTTCTCAGTTTCACGATCACATCAGCATTGGTACCGACTATTTTGCAGTAAGCACTGGTATCGGCGAGAGAGATTTTGATCGTCTGAATCAGGTTCTTAACGCCTATCCCGAGATCCAGTATATTTGTATCGATGTTGCTAATGGATATAGCGAGCATTTTGGCGATTTTGTAAGCAAAGTGCGTGAAGCTTACCCTAAGCACACGATTATTGCAGGTAACGTTGTTACAGCGGATATGACGCAAGAACTTATCTTGCGCGGAGCAGACATTATTAAAGTGGGTATTGGTCCTGGGTCGGTGTGTACGACGAGGTTGCAGACGGGATGCGGATACCCCCAATTATCAGCTATCATCGAATGTGCTGATGCTGCCCACGGTTTAGGCGCCCATATCATTGCCGACGGCGGATGTGCTTGTCCTGGCGATGTTGCTAAAGCTTTTGGTGCAGGTGCGGACTTCGTTATGTTAGGCGGCATGCTGGCAGGCCACGATGAGGGCGGTGGTAAAATCACAGAAGCAGTTTATAAAAGTCAAGAACAAGATACCTTTATTGTAGGTGAACATCCTGAAGATAGTATCTTAATGCCGCATCTTCGATATCATCCCAAATACGAAACAAAAAAGTTCGTGGAATTTTACGGGATGAGCAGTGATACTGCTATGCATAAGCACAGCGGTGGCGTTGCTAATTACAGGAGCAGCGAAGGTAGGACGGTAAAGGTACCTTATAGAGGGCCAGTATCAAAGACTGTGTTAGACCTACTTGGTGGAATTCGTAGCACATGTACTTATGTAGGGGCCGATAGTCTTAAGAATCTTAGCAAATGCACTACATTTATCCGAGTAACTCAGCAATTTAATTCGATTTTTAGCAAATAAGTCTCTGAGATCACTAAATAAGTGATCGAGAGACACAAAGATGAACGAAGATTTCAACGGTCAGTTGTTTCAAAAAGTTTGCGAATTGGAAGCTAGATTGGAACTAGAAGGCAGCAAAAGATATGAATTGGAGAGATTGTTAAAAGAGGCAGTCATAATGATTAGTCATACTGGCTTGACCGATTACAACACTGATTGGTACTTGAGAGCTAAAAAAGAGTTGAACATCTAATGGGATTCAAGAAGTCATTAAACTCCGAGGATATCATATCTCAGATACAGAGCACTGCTAGTGAAATACGTTCTCCATATAACGATGGATTTGTGTCTTGGGCACTGAAACAAGATCTATACAAATTACAGTTTTTTCTAGACGATGTCATAAAAAATCTGCCTGAATTCCCAGAAGAAGCTGAATTTTTAGATGAATTAAGTAAAATCAAGATATACAGAATTTTAAAGAAATAAAATGAAGCGTTTGGATTTACACGGCGTCAAACATCAAGAAGTGGATCGAATGGTCGAAAACTTCATTCTGATGAATCAGCAAGATTTACCGCTTACGATTATCTGTGGTAATAGCCAGCAGATGATAAAACTAGTAAAGAATGTTATTGATAGACTGAAATGTGAGACTTTTAACTCACATTATGGATCATTTATAATTACTAAATTATGAGGCATTTATGAAACTAACATATGAAGACAACAAAGGCAAAAAAATTACTGTAGAATTTAGCAAACAAGCTATCACAGACACTGAAGTTCAATTAGACAAGCATATTGCGCTGGAACCACTGTGGGAAGCGTTGAAAAATAAACTACAAACCAGTGAATCGTACATCTAACTGTGATGTATGAAACAGTTAATCTTCACTGACGACCAAGTTAACAGTTTTCTTCAAGAAATTCTGAGACAGATGTGGCAGGACAACTTTAAGCCAGATATTATCGTGGGTCTATCACGGGGTGGGGTAGTTCCAGCCATAAAATTGAGTCATTATCTAGATTGTACAATGCATAGTTTGAGTATAAGAATGAGTGACGGCATTGACAATGCAAGCAATGCAGTACTAGCAAAATACGCACTGCAGGGCAAACGCATACTGATTATAGATGATATCAGCGATACTGGCAATACTCTTAACTGGCTTAGAGATGATTGGGCGAAGGCAATTGATGATAGCCCCGAGCAATGGGATCAACTCATTTTCCACAAGACTATTAAATTTGCTACGTTAGTTGAAAATTCTAGCAGCGTGTTCGATGTTAATTACTCGGGAATGAAGATTAATAAGCACGAGACACCAGACTTATGGTGTGTTTTTCCTTGGGAAAAATGGTGGAATTAATGATTGACTGGGACAATACTGCATTTCTAAAAAAGTTTCACAAAAACAAGTGGCCTTGTGTTAGTATACAATTGTCAAAAAATAATTCAATGCGCAGATGGACCGACATGTTGGATTGGTTGGAAAGTGAAATAAATGCAAAACATTATTCTTGCGTGTTGGATAATGATCTTGCATTTCACGCAAAGTTCAGATATGATGAAGATCGTTTAAGATTCATCTTAGCCTGGTCATAAAAATGTACACGCCGAAAAAAATGAAATGGAATTGCCTGGTAGATTTTCGCGATCACCTCGTAACAGAGACTCAAGAAAAAATTGTGTCTTTCGATGGATGGCGATTGATTACTGAGAACGCTCAGTATACCATGTCAGATGGCAAACTGTTTGTTGACGCGCCATCAAAACCTGAACCATTGCCGGAATCAAAGCCTGAACCAAAGTCTGCTGCGAAATTGCCGGAATCAAAGCCTGAACCAAAGTCTGCTGCGAAGAAGAAACGCCGATCTTAAAGAAGATCTACTTTTACATCACGAAAACTTGCCCAGTCGCCTCGTTTAAAACGTCGTTGAACAAAATTTCCATGTCTAGGGCAAGAGTTTCCGTAACCTGCTTTCTAGTTTGATCATCGCGATCTTCTCTATTGAGAGTGAGCCAACGTGTGGGGTTTCCCCAAGCTTTTTTCCCATAAGGTAATCGAATGGGTAGAGGATTCAATTGAACTTTTCCAGTTGCAAGATACTGAGCAAACAATTCATAAAGAAACTCGTATGGTCGATTAATTAAATTTTGACGACTGCTTCGCTGCGTTCCAATTGCATTAAATAGCGAGTTGTATTCGGAACGCTGAGAGAATTCCATTCTGTTAGTCATGTCGATAGGTTTATTATACATATCTCTCAAAATGTTATTAATCTGAAGAAAGAAATGATTTTCGATTTCTTTCCACGAATAAGCACGCCCACGCGATTGTATGGCATGGCCAATTCTATGAGCCATCGTCCACGGAGTCATAACTACATGCTCTGCGCCTGCATTACTCACAAACACGACAGTTATGGCATCTTCCGTGTTTGATAGTATTTTGTCCGCATCTTGCGGAAACATTCGTTCTATCTGAGTCGAGTCTGTTCGTCCCATTTCTCGATATTTTCCAGAACCTGGTCTATTACTGAAGAACAATCTAAAATTTACTGGAGTGTTTCTGAAAAACTTTACGGTCTTTAGTTGACTAACTCTGCTTGAAACTAATCTACGATCTGGTTGCCTAAATGATCCAGTTTTCGTGAAATCTCCCACAGTCTGGTAGTCACTGAGTGGCATTTCTGTGACGATAGATTCATTATTTTTTTGACGTTTTTGTTCGTAGTAATAAAGTGGATCATTGAAAACGATTGTTCCATCTGATCTTTTCATTATGTTCGAAAGCGAGTAGTCAAATAGCCAACTACCTTTACTTTTTGGAAGTTTTTCTGCGTATGACTGGAGATTTAAGGCAGTTTCGTAGAAGTTTTTCCAATTCTTGCGGTCTTCGCGAATAGCTTTGTCTGTTAATTGTAAAGCATGTAAGTACCTTAAAGTTCCAGACGTTAGTTTATTAACAGGAGTATCGTCAGATTTTACTGCTGGTCGTGCTGCTATTTCTTCTTTAACTTTTGCTTCTACTTCTCGCCACGATAGTCTGTTATACAGGTACTCTTGTAGGAGTTTAGCAATTTCTTTTTGATCTGCATTCATGTGATCAAGTTTTTCCAATTCAACTACCAATATACGATCTTGATCTCGTTGAACTATTTCGCTACGCAAAATTTTTGGTAATGCTGGATTATCGGGATTCGCTCTTACATATCTAAGAAATCCAAAAAAACTACGAATAGCTTGATTGGTTCTAACGTCAGGTTGCCCGATCACATATTTGGTCACACGGTCATCGTGGATAACGACCAGAGAATCTACACCACGTTCAATTCTTTTGCCAGGATATTCATCACGAATGTCATGTGCGAGCGTCCATGAGCGTTCGAATAGAACATGAAGCTTCATTCTAGTGCTCTAGAAGATACGTACCAAGTACGTCTCTGCGAGTGGCAGAGATATCACCGTCTCCCGGTTTTACTATGACATTATACTGATTCGTAGAACCTTTAGAAGCCTTCAACATTTCGTCATAGGTCAAAATACTAGCTACATCAATGTCATATGTGCCAGCGATTTTCTGCTTCAGATCTTTTATTGCCTGTGCGGATTTGTAAATCATCTTTGAGGCAGTCTTTGGCTTGCCATCTTTGTCCTTTTTGCCAGTTGGCATCTCTTTGCGAGTGACGTAATCCATATACAATTCTTTTGGCACAATGACTGAGTGCTTGTCCTTCTTGAAGTCAACTTTCTTTTCTTCTCTACCCTTGGCACCCATGCTAAAGTTAATAACAAAGTTGTCAGGTTTAGTTGACTTGACTACGTCCGCTATCTTGGTATAAGCGTAGAATGTGGCATCGGGTATTTCTCTAGCTAAGTCGAATGCTTTGTTCACGTATGCTGGTGAGAAGAAATCTCCTGCATCATGCCATCTGATGTACACATCATTCTTTTTCTTGGTATTCTTTTCCACAGCTTGTTTTACTTCCTTTTTAAGCTGACTCATAAATCCATCTGGGTCATTAAGCAAGTAGTTCAATAGACGAGTTTGAGAAAGAGAACTGGCTTCCCATTGAACATAACCGCCTTTTTTAGCAAAGCAAACAATCTTGCAACTGCCGGCGCCAGGACAGGTGTCAACTACGTAAAATTCACCAGATTTTTCATCAACTGCCAGCCCTAGTAATGCAGGCAGTCCAACATTATAGAAAACGCTGGTAGAACCATCGCTGTGCTTCATCTTTTCGTTTTGTTTTAGGATCTTATCTGGACGTTGGGTAAACAATCTTCTCAATGCGTCTAAATCGTACTCATTATTATTCTTATCGACTATGGGAATTACCGAGCCACGATGAATATAGGGAAGCTTATATTTGTCAGTGGGCTCTTTTTCTTTTGTAATAACTCTGTCAAGATAGCTTTTAAGCTCATCGTTGGAAAGCTTTCGTAGGGAAGCGCCTAAAAATTTGTCAGGATCCTCGGTTATTGCGTCCGTCTCAACTGTTTCGTCTTGAACAAAGTCTTGAAGAGACATGACTTTTATCTTAGGAGGAAGATTGCCATTAAATGGGTCATCACTCACATCTTCAAAAAGCTTGTTAATTAATGTTCTAAAATCCATAATAAAGTCCTTGACAAACGATAAAAATTGTTCTATTGTATTTATCTTATCGTCACTATTAACTATTTATGTCAAATATCAAACGAATTGGCTTTGCTTGTAAGTTTTCCGAGCTGGACTCGAAAGGGCAAGTTGCCTCAGTACCAGAACTGAATACTAAAACCACCACTGTCGCTTGGCTGAATCGACAGTCTAAAGCGGTGGCAGAACAGCGTCTGTGGGATATTATGGTTCACAATATTGAATCTGCTCGCAGACTTATCGAAAGGATAGGAGAAGAAAACGATCACCGTAGAATGGTTCGTCTGTCAAGCGATCTTTTACCTGTCTATACTGAGTCTAGTTGGTGTTATTTTTGGCAGTTATCTGATGTACGACAGTATGCAGAGAAGCATTTTGCCGATGTGGGAAGACTGGCTCGTAATAGGGATGTGCGCCTTAGTTTTCATCCTGGTGGGTTTACCGTTCTTGCTAGCGATAGTCCCGATATCGTGAACAAAAGCATCGAGGAATTTGAGTATCATGTAAACATGGCTCGCTGGATGGGCTACGGCATGCAATTTCAAGATCTTAAGCTCAATGTACACGTTTCAGGTAGGCGGGGTGCGCAAGGCATGCGTGAGATGTGGGGCAGGCTCTCACCCGAAGCCAGGAATATGATTACCTTGGAAAATGACGAGATCTCTCACGGGCTGGATGTTTGTTTGGAGCTTGCTGATCTTGCGCCAA